TACTCTAGACTTTTCCTGTTCAGTAAACTGTACATCAGAGTTATACACACCTCTGTAATTTTTGTAAGCTCTTAACCATCGAGCCTCGTGGGTTTGTCTAGAAGCTTTTGAATCGTTATACTTTGATTCAATATAGCCTACTATTCCCGGAGCCTCTTCTTCTGGCATAGTTGAAGTTTGGTCAGTGCCTTGAACTTCATCAACCATTTTTTACCTTTTTAATAATCTTTGTCTTTATCTGAATTTAAAATAGATGCATCTAAATTAGCTGATTTTGATTTACCTTTTGGAAATGGCTGATTTAATGGATTCTCGTCACCCTCTTTAATTTCTGTTGAAAATTGTAAAGGCATACGAGTTAGAGGAGCATCTGGTTCACCCATTTTTAGCTCACTCTGTTTCATAATATAGTCTTTTCCAAAGTTATAATTACCACCCGGCATATTTATCTCCTTAGTTATTTATTAATTTGAGTATTACCTTAATACCCAAAAACTGTATCACTGGGTTCATACGCAACCCTGTCTTTAATTCTATTTAGTGTTGTATTTAGTGTTGGCTGATTAGATTGCCTAGTCATAATCATGTATCGTAATGCGTCATAAGCATGGTCATCAGCTTTTGTATCAACATCCTCTGGATTAGTTTTTGATGTTGGTATACTTGATAATGTACGAATTAAATTTGTACAAGTTGCAAATATTTTTAGTTTAGGCTCACCAGTTCGTTCGTTAATAGCTAATCGTCTATGCATTTCTACTTTTCCAGATATTCTATCTCTATCAGCAGGAATCCAACGAACACCACTTCTAATCATTGTTTCAGCTATACTAGGGCCTAGACCTGTTCTATTCCAACAACTTGTATCTAATATACACATAGCCATTGTTGGGTCAGCTCTTTCCATTTCTAAAATTAGATGAGCTAATCTTTCTCCAGTATAACCGGCACCATATAGTTCACGATAAATATAAATATTACCATCAAAGTCTACAGTTCCCCATAAAACACAAGATGGTGACGCATATCCATAATCTGCTGAACGAAATCTTTGCCACCCTATAGGTATTTCAAAAGGTTCAATAACATGTAAAGCTCTAGCAAATTCTGGGAAAGCCGCACCTTCTGCAACTTCCCAATCCCCATCTAATAATCTTTTTCTTTCTACTTCTGGTAAAGAACGAAGCATAGCTTCATACTGACCATCTTTCATTAAGTAAGGATTATCAGTTAATCTAGCAGGTATAAACTTTCTTTGAAACAAAGGTTGACCTGCCTTTTCATGATTTGGAGGCCATCTATAGACTTCTCCAGAATCAATATCACACGCCGCAAAGCTCTCATATGGAGGTGAAGGGTCAATGTACATTTTCTTTACCCACCAACCACCTACACCGCCGGGGTTAGCCGTGCACCTCATATAAGGTTTTATCTCGGGATTTGTCGTTCTTAATCTAGAACGCAAATACTCCCAAACAAAGGGAGTAGGATAATGTGTAATCTCGTCTAGTCCTATCCAGTTAAAAGCTTGACCTTGGTATCTGGTAACATCTTTATCTCTGTCTAGGTATGAAAACCATGCAGTTGCTCCGTTAGGAAACATCCACATAGATTTAGATTCTTTAAAAACTGCACCCGGAAATGCTTTTGGGTATAGTTGTTTACTCTTATCTATTAATTCTGTTAGCTCATCTAGAGTTCTTCTAATTAAAAGTGCTCTATGGTCTGGTAAATGTGCATATCTAAGCAAATCTGCTAGTAGTGCATAAGACTTACCACCACCTGCGGCACCACCATACAGTACATCTCTTTCTGGAGATGCTAAAAAGTCTGTCTGTGGGCCTTCATTAGGTCTAAAGATAACATTATCTAGCTCTTCTATATGCTCTTTTAAGGCTTTTGGAGCTACTTTTAGGTCATCCTCTGTTAAAGCTGACGGATTTTGACCAGTAAGTGTTCCTTCTATCTTTTTTAGACCTTTTTCTAGGTATCTTACCTTATCTCTTTGTGCTTTTACTTGTTTTTTCTTCTTTTCAGCAGTTTTTTTAGCTGTTCTAAGCTTTTTTTGTGATGCTATCTTTGCTTTTGTAGCAGTGCTGTAGTTATATTGCCGTTTCTGCTTCGGCGGAGGTATTTGATTCACTCTTATCTCCTAAGAATTTCTTTCTAAGACCTTGTGCCGAAATCTTTCTTCCTGTTGTTGCGGTAAGCCAAGTAGCAACTTCCCTATAAGAGCAAGACTCAAGATAATCTTTTGCTTTTCTATAAGCCTCAAGCTCTTT